GAACACGCCGATGTAGTGGGCGCGCAGATACAGCCCGGACGCCGCCAGCAGCACGACAGCGGCCAGGATGGCCCACACGCGCAGGGGGATTCCCTGGAGGAACAGTCTTGCGGCAATCCAAGTCATAGCCCACCCACGCAGGTCTGGTATTCCCACTCACGACGGCGCACGATGCCGCCGCACTTGTTGGCCTTGATGGCGCAATCCTTCGGCCCGATGAACCGCCAGCGCGGGATTTGCTGGCAGGCTTCGCGGAACCGGCCCTGATTTAACAGCTTGGCGGCGGTAGACCGGCAAAACGCATCCGGGCCTGTGTTGTAGGCGAAGTGGCCGAACGCCTTCACCACGCTGGCCGGCATATCGCCCGGCACGCACTGGCCCATGCGGACGAACATCTTGCCGATGTAGGCCGTTTCCAGCGCGTCACACTCGGCGACGGTGTACGTCTTGCCGGGAACCACGCCGGCACCCGTGACGCCGCCGCAGACCGTCCAGACCTTGCCTAGATCGTCCCAATAGGTCGTGAGTGGCCGGCCTTCCGCACCGTGCAGCAAGTAGGCCAGCGCCAGGATGCCCGCTGCGCCGATGGACGCGAATCCTGCCGGGCCAGCCTTGTTGGTGTTGGTGGTCATGGCGGGCAAGTTCCCCACACGGGCTTGTTGGGCGCGGTCAGCGGGCAACCGTTCGCGGCAAAGCTGGCCGGTTCAGACCCGACCAGCGACACGCACCAGCCGGAAAGGTTCTGGTTGAATGACGTTGCGGTGTCAAAACAGTTGGTCATGCCGGTGATTGTCGAGGTAATCCAACTGTTGAGCGGCTGGTTAAATGCCGGGTTAGTGCGGAACATCGAACCGATGCTGGTCACGCCGTTCATGTCGAAGTGATTAACCGACTGGTTGAACGAGCAAAGCCGGAACATCGCGGTCATGATAGTTGCCGCCGTCGTAACCCAATTCGTCAGCGCGGAGTTAAACCCGGAGCTTTCAAACATCGAAGTGAAGTTCGTGACTTTCGCCACATCCCAATCGGCCAGCGTCTGGTTGAACGCCGTTGCGCCGTTAAACATGTTCGCCATCGAAATGACGTTGCCGACGTTCCACGCATTGAGCGATTGATTGAACGCAGGCGCTAGCTGGAACATGCCCGCGCAGGTTGTGACCGCGCCCATTGTGAAGTGCGACACAGGTCGGTTGAAGTTGGTGCAGCCCCGGAACATCTCAACCGTCGAGGTCAGGACTGAGGTGACCCAATTCGTCAGCAGGCCATTAAAGGCGGTGCAGCCGTAGAACATCTCATTCATCGTCAGGACACTATCAACGTCCCAATTTTCGAGCGACTGGTTGAACGCAACGCAGCCCCGGAACATCGAGGTCATGGTGGTCACGTTATCAACATTCCACGCGCCAATGTCCTGATTGAACGCGGTGCAGTTGTAGAACGTGCTTGCCATGTTCGTGACGGCGGTGGTTGTCCACGCAAGCGGCTGGTTGAACGCGGTGCAGCCTTGGAACATTGCGCCGATATTGATAACCGAACCCATCGTCCAGTCGGTCATCGGCTGGTTGTAGTTCACGCAACCGAAGAACATCGAGGTCATGGTCGCGCTGGCCGCAGCCGGTCGCCATGCTGCGAGACTCTGATTAAACGCCGTCGCGCCATTGAAGGCGTTAGCGAAGTTAACGACTTTGGTTACATTCCATCCGCCGATGGCGCGATTGAACGCTGGCGCGGCTTGGAACGTGCTGCTAATGCTGGTGCAGTTCGCGGTGTCCCAAGTTGTCACATCACCGTTGAACACCGTGCAGAGATTGAACATAAACGACAGGTCAGTGACCTTCGTGGTATTCCAGTTCGCAAGCGATTGATTGAAGATCGTACAGCCACCGAATGCGCGTTGCATGTTGGTGACGTTCGATGTATTCCAGACGCCTACAGGTTGGTCGAACGCGGGGCAGTCGCGGAAAATCTCGGTGAAATTGACCGCGTTGCTCATGTCCCAAGTCAGGACGGATGCGCTGTTTAATGTCGTGCAGCCCTTGAATGCTTCAGCAAAGCTGGTGACGGTCGCCGGAACGTTGGCCGGAACGCCGGTCAGGTTGATGGCCGTATGAAGCCACAGCCGCGTCATCGGCTGGTCGCCCCACGAAATGACACGCCTCAGCGCGTTGTAACGCCCGGCAGGCGCGGTGCTATGCCACAGGCTAGTGATGTTGCCGGTCAGTGCCGAGACCGTCGCCGTATAGATGCCCGGCGCGGCATATGTGTGGTCAGCCCAACCGTTCGTGCTGATGGTGTTGTTGGTGCCGTCGCCCCAATCAATGTAGACGTTGCCCGTGCGCTGCAACGGAACGCCCACCGTCAGCGCAATGCTGGCGTCGAACTCAAGCGTGAGGTCGGGCAAGGAGGGGGAGCCACCACCCCCACTCCCCGCCTCAGTCAGTCCACGGGCGATGCTTCGGGGGAGTGGGCGGGTTAGCGGGCGGGTGAGGGGCATGGGCTTCCTAGATTTCGCGGAACTTGAGGTAGCTGCCGGCCTTGACCGTCACGGCGGTGCCTGCCGTTTCGGTGGCCAGGGTCAGCTGCACGTTGCCGCTCGGCGATGCGCCGGCGGTGATGGATATTTCGACCAAGGCGGGCCAGCTCGCCGTTGTGTTGGGAACGCCGCCCGCCGCGGTGAGTAGCGATGCGCTGATGTTGCCGTTGGTGGTCAGGTTGGCCGTTGCGCTCGAGGTCTGCACGATCTGCGCCACGCCATCCGTCAGGCCCGTGGGCCAGGTGATGCCCGGCCGCGGCCCGACCGTCGTGGTCGCCGTTCGCGTGCGGAGCACCGCGTAGGCCTCGTAGTGCTTGTTGGCGGCAGGGGTGAACGCCAGCCCGGTGATGGCCACCGACGTGCCGCTGGTGGTCGAGAAGTCGCCGCCAAGCTTGATGTACGTCCAGGGATCGCCGCCAGCCGCGGCCAGTTCGGCCAGCGCCTCGTTTAGCTGGTCGCGCTCCTGCTGCCGATTGCCGCGCCGAACGACGGGAGCGGGCATCAGGACACCTCGGCCTCGAGGGTGACGGTGGAGGTGGCGAGCACGGCCAGGGTGGAGGCGTCGCGGATTTCGACGGTTCCCACGGCAGTGGCGATACCTACGGCCACGCGGTTGCGCCCGTAGGTGATGCCGGCGGAAAGCGACTGCCATGTGCCCGTGGTTCCGGTCGTCAGGGTGCCGCTGACCACCGTCCAGCGGATGTCGTAGCCCGACCCGAGGCCGCCCGTCGTGGGCGATCCCCAGTTGCCAGACGCGCCGCCGGTGGCGCTGTACGTGCCATCGGATGCGAAGGTGATCGTCGCGTTGGCCGGGCCCGGGGACTGGACGTCGGTGCCGCTGATTCCGCCGGGCAGCGCGATGGTGATGGCCGCGTAGAACTGCTTCCACACGCCGCCCACCCCGACCCAGCCCTGCGCCACGGTTTTCCACGCGCCGGCCACGCCCACGGCTGCGCTGGCGACGGCCTTCCAGGCGCCGCCGACACCTACAGAGGCCGTCACGGGGTGTACACCAGCCAGACGTCGCCGTCAGCGGGCGTACCGGACGGGGCTGCGGTGGAAACGGTCTGCGCCTTGGTGGCCCAGGTGCCGAGGCCAAGGTTGGTGCGGGCGCTCGCCGCGGTGCTGGCGCCGGTGCCGCCGTCTGCGACAGCCAGGTCGGTGATCCCGCTCACGCTGCCGCCCGTGATGGTGGCCCCGGCAATGGTGCCGCCGGTGATGGCCACCGCCGAGGCGGCCTGCGTGGCGATCGTGCCCAACCCCAGGGCCGTGCGCGCCGCTGCCGCCGTGGTCGCGCCGGTGCCGCCGTTGGCCACCGCCAGGGTGCCGGCCATCGTGATGGTGCCGCTGGTGGTGATCGGGCCGCCGCTGAACGTCAGGCCCGTGCTGCCGCCGGCCACCTGTACGCTGGTGACCGAGCCACCGCCGCCGCCGCCGCCGCTGGAGGCGTTCGTGATGCGCCCCTGCGCGTCCACCGTGATCGTGGCCGCCGTGTAGGTGCCAGGGGACACGGCGGTGTTGTTCAAGTCGATCACGCCCGTCCCGGTGCCGAGCGTGAGTTTGACGCCGCCCGTGGCCGTCAACACGCGCTCATTGCTCAGGGTGCCGTCGGCTGCTGACACGAAATAGAAGGCATCGGTCGGCGCGCCGCCGCCGCCGCCGCCGGCCAGGGCCGACAGGTCGAACGTGAGCGCACCCGCCGCCCGCGCCGCCGTGACGATGCTGGTGCCCGCGTCGAAGCTGAATCCGGTGATGGTCTGCCCGTAGGTGGCGGCATCCTGCGCGGACGCGCCATCGGCCAGGCTGGTGATCTTGAAGCTGCCCCAGCTGATGTTAGCCGACGGCGAGTTCTGGCCGTCCTTGGTCAAGCAGGCGTTGATGCCGTCCGCCAGGTCCTCGTCATGGGTGTCGTGGCGGTCGGCGCGGATCTTGACCGCCGCCGCCGCGTCCGAAGTCCACACCAGCGCACCCGAGTAGGTGCCGTTGGTGCGCGTATAGGTTCCGCCGCTCCATGCCATCAGATTGCTCCAGCGTTGCGGTACTGGACGTTGGTCGAGTACCAGATGATGTTCTGCGCCTGCGTGGATGCCCGAACGCTGACGGTGAGGGTGTAGCCGATGCCCGACAGGTTCCGCCATGCCTTGCGGATGGGCGCGTCGTCGCCCGTGGGCGATGCCCAGGCGCTGACATCCCAGTCGGCGTTGTTCCATTCGCTGGTGCCGTCGTATGGCCCTTGCGTGAGCGTCGAGCGGCGAACGGTGGAGAAGTCGGCCAGGCAGTCCAGGGCGAGATACCCCGGGCTGTCGTAGTTGGTCACCACGTTCACGGCGGTGACCTGTTTTTGCGTGGCCCGCGAGCCCAGCGAATTGAATGCCGGGATCCCGTCCATCGTGATCGGCATCCCGTCGTCCTGCGTTCCGACGTCGGCCTGGTAGATGTAGCCGGCGCTGGTGCCGAACCAGAGCCGGTTGTCGTGTACGGCGAAGCAGACCGCGTTCCAGCCATCGAACTGGCACCAGCCGCCGGCCGAGGTTTCGCGGACATGCTGGATCGACTGCCCGGTCGTGATCGGCACGTTCACGATGAACAGCTGCCCGGCCGGGTACAGCAGCGCCTCCCAGCCGTATTGCTGGAAATACTGCCCGGCCGCCTGTTTCGCGGCGCGGATGATCTTGTTGGAGTAGGCCGAGCCCTCGGAATACCGGCCGTCGCGCAGGGCTTGGGCCAGGTCCACGTAGCCGTCGCGGGTGATGATGATCTCGGTGCCGCCGACCTTGGCGTGCGCCCGGATGCCCAGCGGCTCGCCGATCTGAAACCGGCCGATCAGTGACCAGGCGTTGGCATCGCCGGGGTCGTCGCCCTGGTACAGCAGCACCTCGCCGCTCGAGAAGATGAACGCCGCGAGGTCGTCAATTCCGTCGCCGCTGTCGAGCGTCCAGCTCACCATCATGACCAGCGTGCCGCCGGTCTGGAGTTGCATGGACATGTCGAACTCGACCAACGCGCCCTGATACGCGCCCGCACTGGCGTACCAGAATGCCTGCGCGTTCTCGTACCAGTAGTACGCCCGACCCTTGAACGTGTTGACGCCCCACAGGCTGGCCGGGGTGGCGCCGGTGATTACCATCGCCGACACCGCCGTGCCGTTGAAAATCTGCGGGGTGTTGGCCCCGTTCACCAGCAGCATGAGGTTGTCGAAGGCGGTGTATTGCCACTTGTTGCTGGTGAAGGCCGACGCCAGGGTGATGGCGTCCGAGGTGGTGACATTGAACAGCTTGCCATTGGCCGCGGCGATCAACGCCTCGTTCGCCGTGCCGCGGTAGGCCATCAGCGACTCCGCCGAGCCGCCCAGCCCGGTGAATGGCCCCACCCCGTCGATCTCGGAGGTGTGCTGGGTGCGCCCCCTGCGCGATTCCACGTAGCCGGCGCGGGGAATCCAGTTGACCAGCCGCACGGCGTCGGTCGGCTCCATCTTGTCGATGGCGTCACGGGCGTTCCAGCCGCCCACCGGCGCCGGAATCGCGGTTGCCGTCACGGGCGCACCCACAGGTTGGTGTACGGCGGGTTGTCATGGGTCAGCGTGGGGCCGCCCATGACGATGGTCCGGGCCCCGGCATTGCGGGCGCGGACGGCGTTGGCCTGGCGCAGGTACTTGGCCTGATCGACCTGCCAGTCCGGCAGGCCCTTCTCCTTCTTCCACATCCACTTGGTGGCATCGACCATCAGGCGGAAGTCGAACAGGCACAGGTCGGAATCCAGCGTGGCCCGCTCCTTGGCCGTCACCGTGTCGGCGGTCGTCCAGGGCGCGTTCGACACGTACTCCATCTGGATCACGTCGCCCACCTGCGGCTCGATCACCTGCAGCTGTCCGCGCATGATGCGGGCCCGGACGTACAGCCCCGGCGAGGTGCCCGCGGCCAGCATCTGCTGCCATTCCTGCGCCGTGGTCGGCAAGATCACCGGATCGAGCCGGCCCTGGATGTACGCGGTGTCCGGCACATAGCCCAGCCAGTCCGAAGGCAACGTGTAGGCCGTCGCCGCCCCCATCGTGAAGGTGGCGGTGCGGCGCAGTTCCTGCAGGCCATCCTCGCGGATCATGTCCGAGGCCGCGTTCGCCAAGTACGCCATTTGCTCATCATCGGGCGCACCGCTGCCGATGTAGGAGGCCGGGACAAGAAAGCCCGACTCGCCCAGCACTTGGTTGAGGATCGCCTTGAGGCTGGCCACGGGTTATGCCTTCTTCTTGGAGGGCTTGTGCGTGGCCGGCTCGGCCTGCGGGATGGGCTCGGCCTGCGCCGGCACGGGATCGGCCGGCGGCTTGGGGCGCGATACCACGGTCACGCTGTCCACTTGGATCAGTTCGACGTCGCTCATGCCACGGCCTCCTTGAGTTGCCCGTCCACCAGTCGCAGGCGGGGCTTGGCGAGTGAGCCCAGGCGCTTGGCCAGGACGCGGAACTCGGACAGGTCGCCCAGTTCGCCCTCGAAGGCGGCCAGGGCTTCGACGTTTTCGATTTTCAGGTCGCGCAGCTCGCGCAGCGGCGCGGGACGCATCCCGGGCAGCAGTTGCAGCGGCAGCGGGGCCTTTTCGCTGATGCGGGCCTCCCACGACTTCCACGCCCGGGGGAACCGGCGCTTGTCGGTTTCGTTCACGGGGCGGCTGACAAAATCCTTGGTGCCCTTCTCGCGCACGGCGATGAAAGGGGCGTTTCGGTAGCGGGGACGGCCGGCCAACTGCGTGGCCTCGTCGTCATACACCGCGTTCTCATAGATGGCCACGAAGATCACCTCGGCGCGGCCGAACAGCTCCGCATCGATCTTCTCGTCGTCGTTCATCGGCTTGATGGGCGGCTCAGCCACCCAGGGAAGTTCGTCGCTCATGTGTTGCTCCAAAAAGAGAGGGCCGGAACGATGCCCGGCCCCCTTTCCCAAACTGCGATAGATCAGGACGCGGCGACGATATAGCCGTAGAAGTAGACGTCGGCGGTCGCGGCAGCGCCGTGGACCACGGCCACGCGGATGTAGAGCGGGCTGGCGGTCACGGTGTCGTCCTGGGCGATGGTGCGCTTGACGAACTTGGACGCGGCGGTGAGCGCGGTGGCGGTCGCCGGGGTGACGATCACCTCACCACCCGCCGAAACGGCCGAGTAAGCGCCGATGGTCATGCTCGAGCCGGCCAGCGTCACGCTGGGGTTGGTCACGATCATGTCGGTGATGATGTACTTGCCCGCGCCATTGGGCAGGGTGACAGCGGTATCCGCCACCGAGTTGAGATTGACGCCGATGGCCGAACCAATCGGGCCGATGAACTCACGAAGTGCCATGTGTTTCTCCTTGAAGTGGGTTGCCCCGGATTGCTCCGGGGCGATGGTCAGCGGCCGGTTAGGACGCGATCACCACGCCGTTGAGGCTTCTATTGTTACAAGTCAAATTGCCCATGACCCACACCGGCGTGACCGAGTAGTCGGCGTTGAGCACCTTCTGCGCGTCACCCACCTCGAACCAGCGATTCGGGGCGTAGCGGAACGCCAGCGAGTCGGTGTTGAGGAAGTACATATGCTTGTCGGGGCAGGCGTCGTCGTACACGACGTCGGCGGACATGTACTTGAGCGAGGTGAAGCCAGCGTCGGCCGACTTGGGATCGGTGAAGCGGGCGTTCGCCTGGAGCGAGGTCCAGTAGTAGGTGAACATGTCGTCGTCCGCGAGGATCAGGTCCACCTTGTCGGTGCCGCGGATGGTGTTGAGCCACGCCGCGTTCATGCGGGCGGTGACGGTGGCCGAGGTGGTCGCAGCCGCGGCGGAGAAGTAGTTCCGCCAGAAGGTGTTGGTCACCTGGTTGATGCCGCCCACGGTGCCGGCAGCGGTCGGGTCATCGGCCACGATCAGACGCAGGCCGCCGAACTCCTTGCCGCTGGAGCCGGTGCCGTCCGAGTACAGCGAGGTCGAGGCGGTGTTGCGGAGCTGGGCCTGCAGCTGCTTGATGCGGGCCTCGACCAGGTCCACGACCTGGGCCTTGCCGCTGTTCATCACCTGCTCACGGCCCGAGATGGCGACGAAGCCACCGAGCTGCTTCCAGTTCCACTCGGAGCCGTCGATGGTTTCCTGGGTGACGGTCGGCGGAGTGAAGGTGTCGTAACCGTCGTAGAACTGCACCGACGAGTTCGAACCGTGGATCAGGGGCTCGAAGATCGTGCGGCCGCCCTGGGCGACTTCCTTCAGCTGGCCCTTCTTGTCCATGCGGTCGAGCAGGGCGTTGTTGACGGTAACGTTGTCCGCGAGGGATTTGCGACGGTTGCGGAGCGTCGTGGCGACGAGTGCGCCAACATTGGCATCAGCCATTGTTATTCCTTATTGAGTTGAGGGTCAGTTGAAGCCCATCGCGGCCGCCGTGGCCGAGATGTCATCCCGCAAGCCACGGTCGGGGACGCGAAGGTCACCGCCAGACTTGCTTCGGACCGTCCTGCTCGCTTCCGCAGCCTTTTTCGCTTCCGCAGCCCGAGTGACCGCCGCTTCCGCATCCCGCTTCTGGGTGATCTGTCCCTGGATGTCGGGGTTCATCGCCACGGCTTTCGCGTAGGCGTCCTCGACGCTTTGGGTCAGGCCACCACGCGCCAGGCCGACCATCTGGTCGAATACCTGCGAGTAGTAGGGATGCTTGGGGTTGCCTTGCTCATCTGTCGCGGTTTCGAATGCCTTGAGTTGCTCAAGCACACGGTTTTGCTCTTGCTGCTGGGGGTACTGCTGCACCGTCTGCAGCTGCTGCTGCAGGGTCTGGTACTGCTGTTCCAGCTTCTGGTACGCCGGGTCCACGTAGGGTTGGGCCGCAGTGGCCTCCGCGAGGTTGACCTGGTACAGCTTCGCCAGCTCCATCAGCGTCTGCTGCGGATTGCTGGCCAGCGCCTGACCCCAGCCGAGAAGCTGGGAAAGGCCCTGACGGGTGTCCATGCCCTGGCGCTGCCAGTAGCCCTCGTAGGGCGACAGGACCTCGCGGATGGGGTCGAACTGCTTACGCAGATCGGCCGCCTCCTGCTCCTTCTTGGTGGCGTAGCCCTGCTGCTCCTTGTAGTGGTTCAGCCAGGCTTCCGCGGACTCGCGCTGTTCGGGCGTGCCGGCCAGCTTCGAGAACGCTTCCTTGTACTTGGGGCCCCACATGGCGGGCGCCTCGAGCGCCGGCAGCGGGGCGGTGCCGAGCTCGGCGGTCGCGTCGAGCGCACCGGCGTCGGGGAGGATGTCGGCACCGCCGGAATCCGGCAGGGTGTCGTTGTTGGCCGCGTCGAACGCCGATGCAAGGTCGTCGCGCAGTGACGTTTCGGGTTCACCGATCATCTTGCTGCTCCATAGAAAAGGGCCCCGCAGGGCCCTGGTGTCCGGGTGCCGCCCGGTCGGTGTTGCGTCTGGTTCAGGCCGCTACCGGCCCGGTCAGGCCGGCGGCCTTCTTCACGTCCTCGGGCAGGGCGGCGATCTCGGCCTCAACCTCGGCCTTCTCGCTCGCGTCCTTGGCCCGCTTGCGAGCCCAGGGGCCGTCCTTGCCGGCGTACTCCCGGGCGTCCACCACGCCATTGGCCTGCATCAGGTACTTGCGCCTGCGCTCGCTGGTCACCACCTCGTTGGTCATGGGGCAGCGGTAGCCGTCCATGCTCGAAACGCTCACCATCGGGGCGCTGATCTGGCGGGCCATTGCCGCATCGCAACAAACGGGCGGATTTGCATCCCGATCGGCAACGCGGGCAAACTGGTCTTGGTCGCTGCCACAGGTGGCGCAACGGAAGGCGTAGATGGGCATGGGGTACTCCAGTGAATTTTGGGACGGCTTCTTTTTGTTGGCGTCCGTCGTCTACTTCGCCGCCATCGCCGCTTGGTTGTGGCGCTACCGCCGCGGCCATTTCCTGGCGCCCGTCGGCATGTGCAGCCTGTTCATCGCGGTATCTGCCGCCGCCCAACTTGGGGCGCGTGGCGTAACCGCCTACAACGTAAAGCTGGCACTCCTAGCGTGGTTGGCCCTGACCCTGGTTGCCGTCGCCCTGTTCGGGGTACGCCATCTGCTGGCCCGCACCGATGGCCGCCGCGTAGCCGAGTAGCGCCGGCACGCGGCGCGCATTCGGCGGCAGCTTCGACAGTTCGATCACCGCCCGGCGGCCGTCCGAGTTCAGCATCACCCGCGACACTGCCTGCATTCCCGACAGTTCGCCGGCCGTGGATGCGATGGCCGTTCCAGAGCCCGACTTGAACGCCTCCAGCACGCTGCGGGCTTCCGCACGCGGATCGGTGCCAGAGAAGTTGGTGCCGAACTTGTCGCCCATGCGGCGCATCGCCGCCAGCGCGTCGTCAATCTCGCGCATTTCCTGCGGCTCGAAGATGGCCCGCAGCTTGGCGTACCGTTCCGGCTTGTCGCCGCCCAGGGCCCGCACAAACTGCCCCGCGTTCAGCGGCACCTGCTTGACGCCAGCGGACGCCGGCAGGAATGACGCCGATTCGATGGCCTCATCCACCAGCAGCCGCTTGTAGCCCTGCCACGTTTCCGGGGCGTTCTGCTGCATGAAGCTGCGGGTCATTTCCAGTTCGCTCGGCGCCATCGCGCCCAGCTTCTTGACCACGGTTTCCGGCGGGATCTTGTTGAACTGCAGGAAGTCGCCCACCGCGATGTCGTCGCCCAGCAGGCGAGCCATCGGGGACTCTTCCAGCGCGCCCAGCGCCTCGCTGTAGAGGCGGTAATTCTGGTCGGCCTCGCGCAGGGCATCGCCCAGGCCCACGCCCGGCGGCAGGCCGGCCTGCCCCTGGCGCATGATCCCGGTGCCCGGGGTCGTGGCGCCGTCGAGATTGGCCGCCGCAGCGCGGATGTCGTCTTGGATGGCGCCGTACAGCTTGCGCGCATAGGCGCGATTGGCCGATCCGCTGATGTCGCTGAACAGGTTGCCATCGCCGCGGGCGGCCTTGCCCCAGAAGCTCCGATCTTCGATGGCCTGCCGCAGCGTGCGCGGCGGAACCTGAGAAAGGCGCGGATCGCCGGGCACGGCCATATCGGCGTTGCGGGCCGGGCCGTTGTTGCGCATCAGGCGCTCCAGCATGTCCTTGGCCTGCTCGGAGCCGCGGATCTTGTCACCCGACAGGGTGCCGCCGCCGCCGGCCGAGATTTCCTCCAGCACTTCCTTTGTCCGGGCATAGTCCACGATGGGCCGGCCTCCCAGCGCGTCATGGATGGCGCCGTACTGCTTCTTGGCCACCTCGTCCCGGCGTGCCACGGTGCGCTCCACGGCGCCGCGCACCGCCCCTTGCACCTGAACGCCCACCGTGTCGGCGCCGGCCGCGTTCGGGCTCACCTTGCGCGACAGGCCGCGCACGTACTCCAGCGCCTTGTCGGCCACGCGGATGTCGGCCTCCATCGCCCGGTCGGCGGTGAAGATGGACTGCCGGGCCATGTTCTCGGCAAACGTCTGCGCCCGCCCGCCGGACACCATGCCCGGGGTGAGCGGGATGCCGGTACGGCCGGCCAGAGCCTCGCCTTCGACCGCCGTCGCGCCCTTGTTGGCGCGGGCCTGCATGAAATTGACAGCCCGGCGCGGCGCGTTGGCCACTTCCTCGGCCACTCGCGCCGCGATACGGGCGCCACCCAGGATGCCAGCACCCAAGAGGCCACCAGCGGCGGCCTGCGGGGCCTTCTCGGCCCAGTAGTCGTCCGTCACTGCCGGGGTGGCCACGGTCGCAGCCAGCGCGCCGGTGCCGCCAGCCTTGGCCAGTGCCGAGATCAGCCCAGCACCCTTGGCGGGGAGCGCGGCTGGAGCCAGTGGCGCCGAGGCCGCGGTGCCGCCGATGAACCGGCCGACGTCGCCCATGCCGGACTGGCCGGCGGCCGACTGCTCGTATTCGGCGGCGCGAGACTTGGCGAAGTCGGTCAGCACGTCATGAGCGCCGGACGACGACAGCGCGCCGGCCAACGGGGTGGCGTGCATGGCCGCCTGCGCCGTGCCGGTCAACAGTTCCTCGACGCCGCGGGCGCCACCGCGCACCAGGTCCTCCATCGGGTTACTGGGCCGGCCCTGGGCGGGGGCATCCTGCACCATGCCGCCGGTGGAGCTCGCCATGCCGCCAGACGGCAGGCCAAGGGCCTCCATCAGCTGCGGCTGGGTGGCACCTTCGGGGCCTTCGACCTCGGCCACGGTGCCGTCGGGCATCTTGACCTGATAGACCATCTTCCGGGCCGGCTTGATGGCCGGTGCGTTGATGCGCGGGTCGGTGGCGGCGGTCTGGACCATTACTTGCCCGCCGGGCGGGCGCCCAGGAACGTGAAGCCGTTGCCAAGGTCCTGGCCGGCGGTGATGGGGGCGGCGGCCGGCTTGGGCGCCTCGGGCTTGGCTGTCGCCCGGGTGAACGCCGCGTTGCCCTGCTCACCGAAGGCGCCCAACTGGGTGCCCAGGTCCTCGGTCAGTGACAGCGCCTGGCGGCTGTTGGTCGCGTCCGACGACATCATCCCGCCCAGGTAACGCTCGGTTTCGTTCTCGATCTCCTGCGCGCTGATGGCGGCGCCGGATTCCGCTCGGAGCTTGTTGCCGATCGCCTGCCGCAGCAGGGACTGCGCCTGGGGCGTGCGGGACTTGATGTCGTTGAACTCGCCGTTATCGCCCAGCACCAGGCCCTGCCACGCCGAGGCGGCCCGGGCCGCGTTCTCCAGCAGGGAGGCTTTCATCCCCTGGTCCGGGGTAAGAGCCTTGGGGTCCTTGTCGGCGTCCGGCTTGCTCAGAATGCTGATCTTCCCCTTTCCGTCGCGCTGCGCGATGGTGCCTTCCGGCAGGCCAAGCTGCGCGGCATCTTCGGCACTCAGCACCGAGGAGCCGCCACCACCCGAGCCCGAACGGCCAGCCGCGGCGATGCGCTCGCGGGACTCCATGTAGCCGGGGATGGCCTCGGCCTCGCCGGTGTCGCGGTTCATGCGGAAGCCGCCCGACATCTGGTAGCCCTTGGGCGTGGTCTGCTTGGCAAACTCCCCCGACGCCAGTTCCGCCGCAGTCGGCTCGTACCCCGTCGCCTTGGCGCGTTCTGCCATGGCCAGAATCTTGCCCGGGCCTTCGTCAAATTCCTTCACGCGGGAGGCGTAAGCCGCCGCCGAGTTCTGCTGCTCCACCTGCCGCTTGAGCGCGTCCGCGATGGTTTCGTCGGCCTTGCGGTCGAGCTTGTGGCCCGAGTAGGCGCTGAACACCTGCGCAAGCGCACCAAGCGCACCGGAATCGGGGACGTACTGCGATCCCATCAGGGCCGCGGCCATGTCCTCGTTCTTCTGCCCTCGCGCCATGTCGCTGACGGCGCTGGTGTCCATCTCCGGGGCCGGGCCCAGCTGCGCCTGCTGCTGCTGCGCGTAGGCCAGGGCACGGGCGAGTGGGGATTCGACCTCGGTCTGCTGCGGCTGCGGCTGCTGCTGCCCGGAGGCGAGTGCCTGCAGGGCCGCCAGCGGGTCGAGCCCGGCCCCGCCCATCGCCATCATCGGGTTCACGCGGCCACCGCCGGGGGTTGCGTATTGCTTCGCTTGGTCATTGTGGAGTTGTCCTGCGTATGCGGTGGCCTCATCCGGGGTTTGAAAAATCCCGAGGTGGCGTCTTGTCTTGCGGTATAGGTCGATCGCTTCGTCGTTGCTCAGAATCCGCCCGTCATCGCTCACGGTGGGGATCAAGACCTCACCCTCATCCGTGCCGATGCTGATCGACCGAACGGTGCTGATCGTCCCGTCGTCGTTTTTGACGACAGGCCGCCGATTTAGGTCGATGTTCCCGGCCGAAATCTGGCTCACTGAACCGCCTTGGCGTAGTCCACGGCGAGGATGCCGTCAAAGTCACCCACGGCCTCGGGCTTCACTTCCTGCACGTCCTGCGCCATCAGGCCGATCTGCATCGGGCCGCCGTCGCGGTAGCGGAACAGGTAGACGGGCAGGCCGTTGTCGAGCGTGCCGACGCGGGAAATGTCGGTCTTGATGCGGCGGTCGGACGGCATCATCAGCGGGAGCGCGGCTGCGCCGATCTGGCCGATAGCGCCGAACAGGCCGTTCGCGCCGGACTGGGCCTGGCTGGCGTTGAACTGGTTCTGCTGCTGCTGCATCTGGTACGGGCTCATCACGTCCACCGACACCGGCGACATGCCCGGCACCAGCCCGAACAGGCCACCGGCGCGGTTGAAGTCGGAGTTGATCGACTGGTTGTTGTTGGCGTTCGTGTTCTGGCCGTAGCCCAGCAGCGCCATGAGGTCGGACATGTCGGCGCGCTCGCCCTGGAAGCCGAAGTTGCGCCCAAACTCGGACTCACGCTGGCCCAGGTTGCCGTTGAACTGGCGGCCCTGCTCGGCCAGCGAGTTGTTGAACTGGCGGTTGTTCTCGTTCAGGCCGGCGTACTGGTAGCCCAGGTTCTGGCCGAACTGGCTGTTTTGCTGCGACAGGCTGCGGTCTTGGAACTGCTGCCCGAACGCCTGACCCTGCGCGGCCAGGGCCTGCGCGAGCGCCTGGCTCCGGGCCTGCCCGTAGGCGTCATTCTTGTCCATCGAGAAGTTGGCGCGGGCCTTGTCGTAGGCTTCCGTCCCCTCGGAAAGGCCCTTATTCACCATCTGCTGCTGGAACCGGGAGTCGGCCTGTTCGAACTGCGGGTCGAGGCGGCGCGTGGCCTGGCCGTAGGCGGCGTTGGCGAAGTTCTCGAACCCGGCCAACTGCGACGGGTTAGGCGACGTGCGGCCACCGCCCGAAGGCGAAGGCGGGGCGTAGGGGCTCGTCGCGCTGGCCGGCTGCTGCGTCAGGGACTGCGCGCCGCCGGGGATGCCCATGTCGGGGCCGGCCGGGTTGGCCGGACGCGGGCCGGGGCCGCCCAGGGTGGGGCCCGGGGTCGGCTTGCCTGCCGAGGGCATCGGCGGGAGGCCGCTGGACATGGCCGGCTGGCCGATGGCGGTCGGGCCGCCGCCGGCAATGTCGTACATATTGGAGGGCAGACCCTGCTGGACGGGCTGGCCGCCACCCAGCACCGAGGTCTTGGGCTTGAGCGGATCGAGGATCATCGACGGCCTCCCAGGCCCTGCTGGCGGAATGCTTCGGTGAAGTCGTTGAGTTGGGCCGGGGACACCATCGACGGCGAGAATCCGCCGCTGCCGCCGCCGACGCGGGGGATTCCGCCGGCCGGTGCGCCGAAGCCGGTGCCCGGGCCGACCGGCATGGCCGTGGTGGGGCCGGGGGTCGGCTGCACCTGCTGCTGGGGCTTGGCCTGCGGCATGTTCGCCTCGGGCGCCAACTGCAGGGAGCCGCCGAGGTCCATGCCGAACCGCTTGCCGACCTTCTCCAGCAGTCCGCCTGCGAGCTGGTTCATGCGCGGATCCACCGACATGCGGTTGGAGTCGGTCATGCCGAGCCCAACGCCGCGCCCGACCAACTGCTGCCCTTCCGGGCCGATGTCGGTCTTGAGCGTGGTCGAATTTCCGTCCGCGCCGGGAACGTAGGTCTGCGAGCCGAACGGCGTATCGACGTTCACGCGGTTGTACTCGGCCTGGAGCGCGATCAGCTCCTTCGGGTCGGGCATCTTCTGCTGCTTGGGGGATTTCTTGCTGCTGCTCATGCTTGCTCCAGCCAGCGGCAGTCACGCCGCAGCATTCCGAAAATGATGGTGTCGCCGCCGCTGACCGCGCCTTCGCGCAGTCGCCCTTCTTCCACAAACCCGAGCCGCGGTAGGTGGTTCGCCCAGTCCAGGGACGCATCCACCCGCCCCGTTACTCGGCGGCACTCCAGTTCAACAAAGACGTATCGAAACGCTGCCCGGATGAAGTCGCGGGACAGGCCGCCGACCGAGGCGATCGACAGCTCGCAGTCGTATCCGCACCAATGGGTCACCGTGGCGACCGCGACCGCTTGGCCGTCGATCACTCGCCCGATGAATGTGGCCTGCTCTGGCACCGGCCCGCCGAGCAACGCCTCCACAAAGGGGCGCAGCGGCTCACCGTGGACGATCACAGGTAGTTGGGCGCCTGCGGCATGGCCTTGGCCTGCGCGCCCACGACAACGGCCTGCGTCTTGGCGTGGGTGAGCTCGATGTTGGCCGCCGCCGTGGCCTGCTTGGCCTGTGAGTCGGCCTGCGTGGCCGCGATGTCGCCCTGCACCTTGGCCTGGTCAAGTTGGGCCTTCTGGCCGCCCAACTGCTCGATCTGCTGCTGCGCGGCCTGCAGCTGCTGCTGCAACTGCGCCGCCTGCTGCTGGCCCTGCTGGATCTGCTGCTGGAGCTGGCCCAACTGCTCCTGCGAGCCCGGGAGCGCGTTCAGCACGTCCTCCAGGGTCTTGCCGTACTTGAACCCGCCGATAGCCGTGAGCAGCAGCTCCTTGGTCAGGTCGGCCGGCACCAGACCCTGCTGGGTCATCGGCAGCAGCGCCTGGAGGAACGGGGTCACTTCCTTGAGCATCGTCAGGCGCTGGGCCTGCTCGTCCTGGTCATCCATCGCCACGGTCGAGTCGGTTTCAACGTCGATCAACAGGGTGCGGCCGACGTCGGACTTGAGCGCCTGCAGCACTTCCGGCGCCGGCTGCATCCCGGTCGTGAGCATCCACGTCTCCGGGGTGAAATGCTCGGCCATGATCTCGGCCATGATGCGGAACACGCCGCGCAGGGCGTCATTCACCTGGCGCTTGCGCCGGGCGATGCGGACCTGGGCCCACTGGCCCTTCTGGTTCTGCGCCGATGCCGTTTCACTGGCCACCGTCACGCCGCGCACGATGTCGCTGATGCCGGTGATCTCGTAGACCTCGGCTTTGGCCTTCTCGCGCAGGTCGTACAGTTGCCCCAGCACCGCAGCCTTGTCGGCAAGCGGAAGGTGCGCCACTACGCGGTCGAAGCTGGCCGCGCCGCCCGTGCTGTTCAGGCGCTCGAGCAGATTGGCCACCGGGATCAGGGCGCCATCGTCCGCGCCAGCCAGGCCGGCGAGTTCACCCAACTGGGCGTCGTAGAACCCCGCCACCTTGAGTTGCTGGGTGATGTTGTGGATGCGCTGGGTTAGGCGGTTGATGTAGTCGCACTGCGCCTCATAGAAGGCGTAGTCCGGCTTGGGCGTCAGGTCGTCCGATCGGACGTTGGACATCAGGGGCAGCGGGCAGGGGTAGAAGTCCTGCAGTTTCAGCGCGTCCCGGCGCACCTCCAGCGGCTCCTCGAAGTCCTCGCACACCACGTACACCGTGCGCTTGGGCCGGTGGTAGACCGACACGACGCGGAAGGTGGTCGCGTACTTGTCCGCCTCGGTGCGCTCCTTCTTGCGGGTGCCCTCGCCGCTCGGCTCCTTGTCGAACTGCTCCTTGATCTCGCTGGCGGTCAGGTAGTCGTCGCAGGCGATCCAGTCCACGTCCTCCCAATCCTTGCCCGGCTCCCAATGGAAGCGCGACCAGGGCTTGTGCACCAGGCGGATGGTCTGCAGCGCGATCTCGGTCGGCTGGCCCTGCGCGTCCCGCTTGACCTTCGCGTCGTACTCCACCCAGGGCACGCCCAGGGCGGTGACAAGGAAATCATCGATCACCCGGTCGGTGGCGGTGCTGAAATCGGTTGTGTCGAGCGCGTAGCCGATGCCGCGCTCCACCAACGTCGCGGCCTGCTTGGCGATCTGCGCCTGCGGGCCCTCGAAGCTGTAGCGCGGGCGCACGTCGGGCTTGGGGTTGTGCTGGTAGAGGGCCGAGTGCAGCGTGTTGACGTTCGACCAGAAGATCGGGAACAGGTTACGCAGGCCGTCCTCGCGCTCGTCAAAGTACGCCTGCTCCGCCGCCTTGGCCGCACGGCGGAACTTCTCGTGCGCCTTTTCCTCGCGGCCCAGCTTCTTGAACCAGTAGGCGACAAGTGCGCCCTTACGGCCATCCTTGCCGGCGCTGTCTTTGTCGTCGTCGCTCATCGGGTCACCATTGGCGCTGGCGCGGGGCCGGCATCAGGTCTTGGACTTTCATCGGGGCGGCGAAGGCGTCCGCCAGCGTGGGCTTGTCGGGCTGCGCGGGAACCGCGGCCCAGGTCTTGTTCATGTGGCGCCCGAACAGGCTGCAGGCGTCCACCTTGTCGTCATGCGTGCCGCCCGGGAACCGCAGCAGCTGGTCTTTCACTTCCTCGGCCCACTGGGTCTTGGGCCAGTAGATGCGCCCGTTGGCCATGAACGCTTGGAAGCTGCGGGCCATGGCGTCCTTGGCGCCCGAAGCGGGAAGCCAGTGCAGGACGGTGTACGTGCGCGCATCTCGCATCATTCGCTCGATCAGCGGCTCCAGGCTGCGCCGGATGGGGCCACCTTCACCGATGAACCCGACCGGCTTCCATCGCCCGATCAGGCGGATCATCTCGGCCATCCAGCGTTCGGACGATGCCTGCCCACTCCACCAGTCCAGCGCGTACACGTTGTCCAGCGGATCCACGCCCCACACGGCGAGCTCGGTGTAGTCGCCACCGCCCTCGGTCACGGCGAAGTCGCCGGACATGTAGATGGTCAGGCGATCCGGCACGTCGGTGTAGTCGCGGAACCACTCGCGCTGGAAGTAGGTGCCCTCGTCCGCCGTGGGTCGCTGCTGGTACAGGCTCAACCACTCACGGGGGCCGACAATGGCCCGCTTACGCTGCAGCTGCGCCTCGTCCTCCCATTCAGGCCACAGGGCCTCACCGGGCTGGCGCATCAGCGGATCCATCAACTCAGCCAGGGCGGGAAGGCGAATCACCTCCCACTGGCCGCCGTCCTTCTTGTCCCCTTCGGCCTCCAGAATCCGGCCGGCCAGGTCGTCCTCATGCCAGCGGGTCTGCACCAGCACCACCGCGGCGCCCGGCTTGAGGCGGGTGATCAGGTCGGCTCGATACCACTCCCACGTCTTGTTGCGGATGGTCTGGCTGTCCGCGTCCTCACGTGAGCGCACGGGATCGTCCAGCACCACCAGGTCAGCGCGGCGGCCCGTGATGGAACCACCGACGCCGGCCGCGAAGTAATCGCCGCCCCGATCGGTGGCCCAGCGCCCGGCCGCCTGGCTGTCGGCTGCGATGCCATAGCCCAGGGTCGGGCCATGCTCGAGAATTAGGTTGCGTACCCGCCGGCCCCAACGTTCCGCCAGTTCGCCCGTGTGGCTGGCCGCGATCACCGACTTGGTGGCGTCCTGCGCCAGCAGCCACGGCGGGAAGATGGCCGACACGTAGGTGGACTTGGCCGAGCCCGGCGGCATGAACACCGCAAGCCGGTCAATCTCGCCCCGACTCACCGCCTCCAGCCGGTCGATCAGCAGGGCGTGATGCCTTGCTGGCTCGAACCCGCACTGCCGGGACCATTCCGTCAGCGACCGGCGAACCGACCGCCTGCGGAGTAGCTCAGTCGCGGCTGCTTGAGGCGATAGCGGCGAGCTCATCGTCCCCCAGTTCTTCGGATGCCCGCTTGATGGTCAGCTCGGACGTGGTCTTGTCGCCCCACTTCTTGGGGTTCCACTTGGCCAGCAGCTTGAGGCGGGTTTCGATCCGCAGCTTGGACCGCTGGATGTGTTCGGTGTCCGGGCGGTCGTTGCCGTCCGTGCCTTTCGTGTAGTCGGCGCTGTCGTCGTCCGCGATCCCCAGGCACTGGGCCAGCAGGACCTCCTCACCAACATCACGTGCGCGTGCGATGCGTGCGGAAACGTCGGCCTGTGCATCGGACCAGTCGTACACCGTCCGCAGGCCGGGCATCCCCTCATCCCGACAGATGGCCGCCAGGGGCTCGCCCGCACTCAGTCGCTCGCAGATGGCTTCCACCACCTCCGGGCTGTAGGTGCTAGGCCGGCCCATGTCAGGCACCGTCCGCGTGGTTGACCCACCAGCCGATGATGCCTTCGCGGTTGATGGCGCCAGCGATGGCGGGGCCGAAGGGCACGGTCTGGCGCTCCATGCGCTCCAGATCAAGCTTGCGGTACGCCCGATACGCGTCCGCCTTCATGCCCTGCATCAACGCAGTGATGCGCGCCTTGCGCTCGATGGCGTCCATATCAGTCCTGCCACACGCCCACGGGGGTGGTCACGCCCACGGCCGTCAGGTCCGGGCGCACCACGTAGAAGGTGCCGATGCCCCGCAGGATGGTCGTGGGCTTGGTGCCGTCGAGCTGGTCCACCACGGTTTCGGCGTTGGTGCCGTCGTCCTTGACGATCAGCAGCTGCGCCAGGGCCGGGATGCTGGTCGGCACGCTGCCCGTCACGAATAGGGAAAGGGTGGCTTCGGCGTCCGCGGCGAGGGTGATGGCGCTGCTGGTGCCTGCGGCGGTGCCGGCTGCGAGGATTTGGGCCATGATTCTGGTTCCTTGCGGAAAATGGCGTCCCAGTTGGACGCGAAGGTGTCGGGGGTGACGCTGTACGGGCGGGGTGCGGAGCCCTTGCTCATGGGAGGAACGTCCTATCTATCAGCCGCCAGAGGGCAATCGCCGCGATGGATAAGACCGCCGACATCACCAGCCAGGAGGCCAGGACGGCGAGGATCACCGGCACACCTTTGCCGCTTCCTGCTGTTGCAGCACGCGCTCGATCTGGTTGAAGGTCAGCCGGCACCCGACCATCTGGCCGGTGCATATCTCGGTGGCCCGGAGGCTTACCGCGGCGGCGTGCTTGACGCCCTCGCAACCCTTGGCCGGCACCCGGTAGACGAAGGCACCAATGGCGAAGCCTGCCAGCGCGAACGCGGACAGGACTAGCCATTGCGCCCTTTTGGTCATGGCTCCAGCCGTCCCGCCCGCATGTGCGCGATACGCTCGGCCGACTCGACGGACTCGCGCCGGTCGCGCCGGTGGTTGTAATAGGACTGTAGCGCCAAGCCGGCCAGCGCAATCAGGACACCCAGCAGGGCTGCCAGTTCATTGGCCGACAGGCCGAACACGAACGCACTGGCCCCGCCGCCGTAGGTGGCTGTCTTGCCGACAAGGACGCCCATCGCGTCCACGGCGTCGGCGCTGGAGTGGTTGGACATCGGGGCTCCAAAGTGAACCGGCCCCTAGTCACGCGCACGCGGCGGCTACCGGGTAAGGGACTGGCCTTTCCGGGTGATGTCGGGCTGGAGGGGTGGCGACCAGGGCAGGGATCGAACCTGCGACGGGCGGCTTAACAGGCCGCTGCTCTACCGGCTGAGCTACCCGATCACGCATACGAAAACGCCCCGGACCGTGAGGGCCGAGGCGCTGAAAAGGTTGGCGATGGGAAACTTCCGCCACTGTGGCGAATGGTGGGGGTATTTCTGTCCCGGTGTCAAGCCCTATGCGACCTCCTTTTCCCAAAATGCGCGCTTGAACTCGTCCAGGCCATCGCTCAACTGGCCGGACAGCCACGCCTCGGCGGTCGCCATCTGGGCCTGGAGCCGTTCTCGCCGGCAGCACAGCAGGAAGGCGTACTCCGCGAGCATGGTGGTGCTGTACCGCTGCCCGGCCAGTGACCGAATGGCCAAGGCGCTGGCGAACCGGCGCACCGCGACGTCGTGCTGGTTGGCGTCCTTGCCGTGGGTGGTTTCGTGCCAGGCGGCATAGGCTCGCGCCATGCCCTGCTCGTGGGTTAGGGTCGAGGCGTAGAAAGTCTCCATGCACCAGACCGGCACCACGCCGCACTTGGACTGCGTGAGCCCCAGGGCGCGCACGATGGCTTCCTTGGGCATCACCGTGGACCGGCCGCCGCCGAACTCATCCCGGAAGCTGCTGGACCCGAACAGGGCCGCGATGGCCTCGGCCCGGGGCTTTTCCTTGTTCGCCTTGTCGCTCATGCCATGTCCTTGAGTTGGTCGGGGTCGAGGGTGAATGCCGGGGCCTTGCCGTCTGTGGTGCAGGCCGGCCATGTGCGCTTGGGCGTCTGGCAGACCGATCGGCCCCACGCCATCACGGTCTTGTCGCGCAGTTGGCAGGCCCAGCACCCGCCGCGCTCGTTCAGGATGCGAAGGATTCGGCGGCGCTGCGCCAGCTCGGCGCAGTTTTCAGGGCGGGACAGGTCGCCCAGTAGGGTCATGCCTTGGGGTCCACCCGATGCCATGTGGCATGTCGGCCTGAAACGCCCTTGCTGAACACCTTCCCCGCCGTCCGCAGGCGGTCCAGCAGCATTCGGGCGGCCATCGGATTCTTCCCGATCCGCTCCGCCAGCACCGGGGCCGTGTCGCCGTCGCGCAGGGCTTCCAAGGCGGCGTCCATCACCGGGGTCTTGGCGGGCCGTGGAGCGCGGGGCTGGCGCTTGGGCTTGACGGGCGGGCGCTCGGACCCACGCGGGGCCGGGATGGACGCCTTGGCCAGCTTGCGGGCCTCGCGCTCGGCACACTCGGCCTGAATCGACGCCTTCGTGCTGACGGGGCGGTTGGCCCGTTGCTTGGCCGTCCAGCCCATCTCAGCCATCGCGCCGCGGGGGATTTCCTCCACCTGCCCGCCGCGGGCGATGAACGCCTCGAAATCCTCGGCAATGCGCTGGGACGCGATGGACAGGCTGGGGTCGTTGGTCAGTTGCATGATTTGTCCTCGATGCGGATTTGGACGCCGTACTCGCCGCGCTTGGCCTTGGCTTGGCCATAACGCCACTCGATCCGGGGGTCGTTGTCGGGGACGCCCAGGGCGTCGGCTATTCCGTCGCGGCAGGCTTTTCCGGCCGACCGCAAGTTGTCGTCGTCAAGGGTTCCGGGGCTGTAGCGGGTGATGGTCACGATGCACGGCAGCGGGTGGGGCTTGACCAGCACGCGGGCCGTCTGCCGGTGCAACTTCACGCGGTTGGCCTTCTTCGCCCAGTGGTCGCGGCTGTTGGCCTCGCTGATGGTCTTGATGGGGAGCATCACGACGACCGTCATGTGACCCGCCCCAGCAGCTTGGTCACCACCGCGTGCAGCTGCGGCTCGGTGCCGTAGGTTTCGCGGAACTTGCGGGCGTGCTGGGCCAGGCCGGGGCCGTAGATGGCGGCGTCGAGGTCCAGGCGCTGCAGCGCAGCCCAGCCCGAGGGCGGCGCCACCTCGGTCCAACTGCTGCGGTGGTGCCAGCCGCACAGCGGCAACTCCTTGTCGCCGCCCAGGCGCTTCTGGCCAGCCAGGCCGCCCGTGGTCATGTGATGGATTTCGGTGCGCAGGCCGGTGGTCTTGAAGCCCAGCGCGGCGGCCATGGCGCAGCACAGGCACCCGAGGGCGCGGACGGTTTCGCGGTCGTGGGTCATGCGGGACGCGCCTTCTTGCCGAACGCCTTGCGGCCCATCCGCCGAATCACCTGCTCATGCACGCGGCGGAAGCGGACGATGCGGGACTGGGGCGAGTGGCTGACGACGGTCACCCAGTACGGGGAGAGGTAGGCCACGGCGCCGGGGGTCATGCGGCCTCCGTTTCACACAGCGCCAGGTCGGAAGAACACCCGCCGCCGTTCTGCTGTTGGAAGAATAGGCCCAGTTGCCGGCCCCCGCGCTCGGTGCGCGACCACTCGACCACCGTGCGGATTCCCGCGAATCCCTCCCGGTCGTCGTCCATCGGATCGGTCACGGCTGCGAAGAAAGTGCTGGCCCGGCGCTTATTCGCCGCGGCGACGACGCGCTCCCATCGTTCGATACGGTCGATGTGATCGGGGAACAGGTCGGCAATGTTGCGCAGTTCGGACTTTCGGCAGTTGATGCACGGCATACAGCCCACGCGGCCCATGCCCAGCGCGTAAAGGGGGTTGGGCTTTATCCCGTGCTGTGCGTGCTTGGCCCAAACGTCCTCTACGGTCCAGCGAAAGATCGGGCGCCAGAGGTAACTGCCCGACTCGTGGCGGTTGAACCTGGGCTGCTTGGCGCGGTTGCGACTCTCATCGGCGCGGATGCCCAGCCATTGCAGCAGCGGGCCGGCCTTGAGCATCGGCAGAACCACCTGCTCGGTGATCGGGATTTCCTTAAGCTCGCCCGTGCAGAACTGGGCCATGCGGGACGGGAATCGCCCCTTGGTGATGCACAAGTCGAGGTATGGGTTTCCGGTCGGCACGTGCATCGCCGCCGCTTCCTGCACCACCTCGTCGCTGATGCCCTGCTCGGGCCACTTGGCCAGAATGTACTCGCGGTGCTTGGCCATCTGCCGCGTGAAGTCTGCCCGCACGGTTTCCACCACAGGCCCGCCGGTAAGGCGCGGAAGCTCGGCCAGGTATTCGTAAACGGCTTCATGCTCGTTGCCGGTGTCCGCAAACACAGCGCGGAACGGGCGGCCCGACTCAATCGCCAGCAGATAGCAGGCCGTCGAGTCCTTGCCGCCTGATACGTTCACAAGGTGCTGGGCCCTCATGCCGCCCTCGCCTGCTTGAGGAAAGCCAGCCGCCCCATCCGCCGAATCACCTGCTCATGCACGCGGCGGAAGCGGACGATGCGGGACTGGGGCGAGTGGCTGACGACGGTCACCCAGTACGGCGAGAGATACGCGACATCGCCTGCGCGGTAACGCGGACCCCAAAAATCGTTACGGGCTTTTGATATGCCGATGGCGCCGGATTGCTGGGCCATGTACGCACCGAGGCCCATGTTCCGCATGTTTGCGGAGTAGAAGGCATTGCCGATGCTGTTCATCATCGCGGCGCGCTGGGATTGCATGGAGGCTATCTGCGCCGCCTTTTCCGGGCTATAGGCGTTAAGGAAGGGGTTGGCGGTCATGCGACGCCCCTCGCCTTCCGCTTGACGCGGCGGCGCTTCTTTCGCTCCCGATCTGCGCTAGCCATCAGTGATTTCGAGGCACTAACCTCTTTGCGAACCCACCCGATCAGAAGATCCAAGTCGCTGTCGCAAAGTCGGGCCAGGTTCTCGGCCATCTTTTCGCGGTTGGCGTAGAACAGGCTCATGCCTGCCCCCTCGCGTAAACCACCCGCGCATGGGCCATCAGCGCCTTGGCGGTGGATTCGTCGGTGCCGGCGTAGGCCGCAATCTCCGCGGCGTTGCACCCGGCCAGGACGAAGGTCAGCACGTCGGCGGCGGTGAGGTGGCGGGTCATGCCTGCGACTCCAGCGGCTCGCCCGCGGCGTTGATGCCCAGGTCGCGCAGCCAGCGGTCACGGCAGCGCAGGGCGTCGGCCTCACGCTCGCGGCCACAGGTCGGCCCCATCAGCGTGGTTCCGGCCGGGGGCTTCTCGCGGGGCTTGAGGTGATCCCAGAACTTCGCCGGGGCGGGCCAGCGGGTGACCGTGGCGGCGATGCCGGCGAACGCGGCGCGGATGCGCTTGTGGTCGGCCTGTTCGTGCCAGACCTGGCGCTTGTCGTCCCAGAGCAGCCGCGTCCAGAGCTTGGCGGTCTTGCCCACCATGTCAGCGGCCGGGCAGCCGTCGAGGCTCAGAACGTAGATCGTCCCCAAGCAGTTCTCGATCAGCGTGGCGAACCACGGCTCGGGGGTGTTGTTGGTCGGTGAGGTCATGCGGGCTTACTCCGAGGATGTTGGCGAGACCGGTCAGGTGCTTGGACGGGGCGGCGGCTGGGCCGGCGCGGGCGTTCCCGTCAGCGCGGCGAATCCAGTTGCGCCAGGTGCTGGGCCAATCGGCCTTGCGCCCCTTGGCGCCAGCCACGCCGTGCCAGTAGTCGCGGAACTTGTCGGCCTCGTTGCGCCAGTCCACGTCGGGGCGCTCGTTGGCGGCGAACGAAGCATCCGCATCCGAGGGGGTCCAGTCGGGCGGGAGTCGGGAGCCCGTGGGCGACCGCTCTTGCTTTGGCTCTTGCTTCGTAGTGGATTGGTGGATTAGTGGATTAGGCTTTTCTGGGCTTTCGTCCGGCTTTACTTCGGAAAGCTGCCGGCTTTCTTCCGGCTTTCCTTTGGGTTTGCGCGGGCGCCCACCCAGCTTCCCTTTGGCTGCATTCGCCTTGGCGACCTGTTCGGCCTTCACGAACTCTTCTTCGACCCGGCGCTGCGTGTAGCGGTCGCCGTCTAGGGTGAAGAAGTCAGCCAACACGGCGTCCACAGCGGCGACTTCTTCCGGCGTGCGGGCTCGCGCCTGCCGCAGCGCCTCGGCCCGCGTGGGGGCCTGCTCGCGGTCGTAGTAGGCGTCGAGCAGCAGCGTGTAGACGCCATGCTCCAGCACCGACAGGTGGCCGGCCTTCTTCGCGTAGTCCCCGATGTGGCGCTTGTAGTAGTTCACCGGGCCAGGCTCCACCGATGCTCAAGCGATCCCCACGGCCCGCGCTCGCACTCGGCCAGCTTCACCAGCGCCCCGGCCTTGGTCAGGGTGTGGATGGCCCGGCGGATGCTGGTCACCGGCTCGTTGTGGCCGCAGGCGGCGAGCTGCTGGTGGGCCTCGCTGGGGGTCAGGGGACGGTCTGCGCAGCGGTACACGGCCAGCACGCGCTCGTCCTGGGCCGATGCCCGGGCGATGGCCTGGGCGCGTTCCTGCACGGTCAGTCTGGTGGTCTGGTAGAAGTTCGGGGCCTTGACCGGCCGCGGGCGCGGGGCGATGAGGCGCAGCGTGAGCTGGGCATTCATGCGCCATCACTCCACCGCGTGAACGGCCCCGGAAGCCGCGGCTTCGGGTGCGCCCGGCGATACGCCTGCCGGAACATGGCCAAGGCGAGCAGCGAGAGGCCGATGGCGAACATCACCACGCAAAACCAGTCGAGGGGGGTCATGCGGCGCTCCGGAGCATGGCGGCCAGTCGCTGGACCTCGGGCACCTGCGCGAGCGCGGCTTCGAGGATCAGGAACTGGCGAAGGAGGTTCGAGCCGGTGGCGGCGCACAGAGGGCCGACCAGCTTTTCAGGGATGGGGCGACGGCCCCGGGCCATGCGGCTGACGTAGCTCTCGGACTTGCCGATGCACGCGCCGATGTACGCCTTCTTGTGGTTGCCGGCTTGGATGCTTACGGCCAGCGCCATCGCGGCGGTTTCAATCTGGCGCAGGATCTGCGCGGGTGCGTCTTTCGGGGCGCGATGTACGCCGAAAGCAAGGTTTAGCGTGCCGGAACTTGCCATCACTGACCTCGACTTGCCAAAGGGTTTTGGGCCAAAAAAGACTCTCGATGCTGTTGCGCGGCCGACTGATAAGCGGCTTCCGCTTCGGCCTGGGTGGCGAAGGAGCCGATATAGCGATGACTAAGAACAACCTGATAGGGCCGCCGCGTGGCGCTTTTAACGAACGTCCACCCGCGCCCGCGACCAGCGTTTTTGATGCACCCTTCAGCGATGTTCTGGCTGTGCGGGATGATCTGGACGTTCGTCACGGAGTACGGCCCTACGTCGCCATTCCGTCCCATGACGAAGCCGCCGGTACGATTGCCGCGCTGCTCCCATCGGCCCGACGCGCTCCAGATGCCGAGCCACTCCTCGAACGTCAACTGCCATTCGATGCCGCGCCGCCGTGCTTGAGAGCGCTGCTGCTTAAATCGCGCAAGCGGAGTCTTGTTGGCTGGGCCGTATGTGCCAGTCATGACTCAGGCGGCCTCGCCTTCGGGCCAGATCAGGGCTTCTTTGGTGTAGCGGCCCTCACTCACTTCCTCGATGCGGGCGGCCAGCGCGGGCGTGATGCTTCGGGTGCCCTTGCAGATGCGCGACACATGGGACCGCTGAAGGCCCAAGGCCTCGCCGGCTTTGGTCTGGTTGCCGTCGAAGCAGATGGCGACGAACTCGGTGAAGGTTGCTGCGGACATAGTGTTGCCTCCTTGTCACGGCAGATCATCCATGCTCGGTGACTTGGTGTCAACACCTATTTTCGGCCGGGGGTACGCTCCCGGTTCTCACCCCTTGCGCCTAACCCCTGCCATGCTTGATCCACGACTCCAGCAGCTAGCGGACTCCATCAAGGCCCTAATAGAGGCCTCGTCCTACTCGCCCGCCGATGTCGCCCGCGCCGTTGGCGTGGACAGGTCGGCTGTTAGCCGATGGATGAACGGGGAGCGGACACCAACCATGAAAAACCTGATAGACCTGGCTGAATTGCTGGGCGTAGAAGTGGCGCAAATGTGGGCCGGCCCGAACGCGACCCCCGCCACACCCGAGCAGAAGGCCATGCTGGACCGCATGGCCCACATGAGCCCAGAGCAGCAGCAGGCTTTCCTGGCGCTGGCCGCTTCCGCCTTCCCGGCCAGGTAGCACACCCCCCGCTTCCCTGAATGCCAGTTAACCGGCGTTGACTCGGCGTCACGTTGTTGTTGACCTGCTGTCACTCTTGTGTTGACATGGGGTCACCGCCGAACACCGGCCTGGGAGACTCACATGGCACACACCACCCCACCGAAAGAAGGCCGCGGCGACTGGCTGGTCGCCCTCAAGTGGTGCCGGGATCGGCGCTACTGCTTGGCCCGCTACGTCGCCACCCGGGCCCGCGCCATGCGTCCGGTGAAGCTGCCGGGAGGCCGCCTGTGAGCGCCGTCGTGGATTCCTACGCCGCCCGGGCCGCTGCCCATGCCGAAGCGATGGCCAAGGTGATGCGGTCGCAGGCCGCGACTCACCGCCTTATGGTCACCGCCTGCGAACTGGACCCACTGCTGCCCAACAGCAGGGCGCGGGCCATCACCTACGCCGAGCTTGCGGCCGATACCGACCGCATCGCCGCAGAGTGGGAAAGGCAGGCGCAGTCATGACCGGCCCCGGCGCGGTGATCTTCTGGCTGGGCGTGATCGTGACCGGCGCGGCCATCGGCTGGGCGCTGGTTCGGCTGATCGGCTGGTGCGTGGACAACTGGCCGGGCGACCTGGATTGCAACGACTACTGCGGTTCGCCGCGAGGGGATGAGTGATGGACTGGCAGCCGATTGAGAGTGCGCCGAAGGATGGATGGTTTCTCGCGTTCAAACCCAGTTGCGCCGTAATCGTTGGGACGATTCTTGACGGTGACCATCCGGACTGTGAGTTCGATGGCGGAGTGCATGAGGGTTGGTCGCATCAGTATGTGGATGGCATCACCCACTGGATGCCATTGCCGGAGCCGCCCAAGTGACCCGCCCCCGATACGAAACCCTCATCACCGTCCTGGGCCTGATTGGCGCGGCGGTGGTGTTCCTGACGCGATAGGAGGCTGTATGCGCTGGGACGATTTCCCTGATGTAACCGACCCGGACGAACCGGACCATTTCGAAGCAACCGAAGCACTCACCAAGGAGTAACACATGAGTACCGCAACCCTGATTCTCGGCAAGTCCGGGGCCGGCAAGACCGCCAGCCTTCGCAACATGGACCCCGCCGAAACCCTGCTGATTCAGGTGGTCCGCAAGCCGCTGCCGTTCGCGGCAAAGGGCTGGAAGCATTGGGACAAGGACACGAACCCCAAGGGGAATGTCTTTGTCACCGACAACGCCGCCACCATCCTGGCGCTGGCCCACAAGACGGCCCGCAAGGTGATCGTGGTGGACGATTTTCAGTACGTCCTTGCCAACGAACTGATGCGCCGCAGCGACGAACGCGGCTTCGACAAGTTCACCGACATTGCCAAGCACGGCTGGGAGGTGTTCACCGGCCTGACCTCGCTCCCCGAAGACGTCCGCGTCTACCTGTTGTCGCACTCGCAGGAAGACGATTCAGGCACGGTCAAGATGAAGACCATCGGCAAGATGCTGGATGAAAAGATTGTGCTTGAAGGGCTGGTCACTATCGTCCTTCGCGCCATCGTGACCGATGGCCGGCATGAGTTCAGCACCCGCAACAACGGCATGGACACGGTGAAGACGCCGATGGGCCTGTTCGATGAAGACCGGATCGCCAACGACCTGAAAGCTGTTGACGAACGCATCTGCGATTACTACGAAATCACCAAACCCACCACCAGCCAGAAGGCCGCCTGATATGACCCGAAACTACTCTCTCGACACCACCGCCGCCAAGGAAGCCAACAGCGGCGGCAAGCGCATCACCGAGCCGGGCGCGTATGCCGGCAAGCTCCTGGCCGCGTTTGGCGAAACCAACGCCAACGGCACCGAGTCGGTGAACTTCATCTTTGAGGCCGACAACGGCCAGCAGATCGGCCCGCTGGCGCTCTACACCTACAAGGGTGATGGCACCGAACTGCCATCCTACAAGATGCTGAACGCCATCATGGCCTGCGCTCGCGTCCGCACGCTGGACGCCAAGCCGGGCAAGGTCACCCTGTACGACTTCGACACCAAGGCCGAAGTCACCAAGGACAAGTCCTGCTATCCGGCGCTGGTCGGCCAGCGCGTTGGGCTTGTGTTGCAGGGCGAGGAATACACCAACCGCAACGGCGAAGTGAAGCAGCGAATGATTATCTCTGCGGCCTACTGCGCCGCCACGCGCCGGATGGCCGAGGAAGTCTTGACCAGCGCCGAAGAGGCCAAGGCGCTGGATAAGTACCTCGCGTGGTTTGAGTCGAACAAGGTCAAGCCGCTGCGGAATGAGGGCGTCAACCGCCGCCCGTCGAATGGCGCTGGCTACGGTGAGCCGCCCGCGCATCACCGCGACGATTTCCCGTCCGACGAAATCACCTTCTGACGGAATCAGACCATGACCGTGCCGACCATCCACCGCGATATCGTTCAGCACTCCCCGGAGTGGTACGCCATCAAGGCCGGCAAGTGGTCGGCGTCCAAGGCCGCCATCATCATGGGCGGCCTGGATACGGGCGGGCTTGCCTCGCTGGTTCAGGACATTGCATGGGAGCGCGTCTTCGGGCCGACCGATGGCGGATTCCAGTCCGAGGCCATGAAGCGGGGCAACGCCCTTGAGGCGCTGGCCCGTGAGTGGTTCGCGGAAGACCAGCATTTGACGGTGGAGGAAGTGGGTTTTGTGTCCCATGCCACCCTGCCGAACGTCGGCTGGTCGCCCGATGGGCTGGCCGGCCCGCGTCACGGGCTGGAAGCGAAATGCCCGCTGCACAAGGCGTGGATGGCGTGCAAGAAGCAAATGAAGGTGCCGAGCGAATACCGCTGGCAAACACGCTGGGCCATGTGGGTGGGCGACTTGGAGTGGATGAGTTTTGTTTCCTGGCATCCGAAGGCGGGCGGCATCCTGATTCCGTGCGAAGTCACCGCCGAAGAATGCGAACAGATGGCCGAGCGCGTGACCCTCCTTGAGCCGAAGGTGGCGGCATGGGTGGAGGTAATCGGCAACAGCCGCAACCCGCGCCCGGTGCCGGCATCGCTGGCTGATGCGCTGGCAGACCCGGAGGCCCGCTTCTAATGGCCGCCAAGAAGCCCCGCTATGCCGCCGTGGTGTCCGAGGATGGATTCGCAGTTATCAGCCCGTGGACGCAGCAGCAGTTGAAGGACAAGGGATACCGGCCCGGTGATGATGTTGGACTGGAAATCTACAAGCTGCGAAATCCGGGCTTCAACAGGTTGGTGCATCAATTCGGCATCGTCCTGGCCGACAACTTGGACGATTTCACCGGCATGGAACCGCACAAGGTACTCAAGCGCATCCAGCTTGAAGGCAATATTGGCTGCGATGAAATGGCACTGCGCGGTGACTTCGGCATCGTCTATCACCGCATCCCGCAATCGCTGTCCTTTGACCAGATGGACGAAGGCGAGTTTAAGACCGTATTCCGCGAAATGACGCGCTATGTGGCCGGCAAGTATTGGCCGACGCTTGAGCCGCAGCAGATCGAACAGATGGCCGGCTTCATGCCGGACACGCCCTAACCCAACGAGGCCGCAGCATGACCCCTCGCCACATGAGCGACTTCCACCCCGGCACCCGCTGGGCGCAGTTCCCAGGCTTTGCCATCGCCTGCACACCCGAGGGCCGGACGTACCGCGTAAGCCCCGACGGCGTGCAGGAACTGACCTTCCCCGAGCCGAAGCGCCGCAAGCCGCGCAACCCGCCTAACGATTCAACCGGAGACTAGGCCATGACCATGACGAGAGAGGAGGCGCTGGCCCAAGTGTTGCGGGTGGCGGCGGATATGCAGGACAGGGATTGGGTTCCGGCCGGGGCCGTCGAGGTTCACGAATGGGCCGGCGAGCTGATGGCCGCCCATGAAGCCATCGCGGCGCTGGGCGGTGGGGAGGTGGAGCGTCCGGCCGGCTGCACCTGCGTGCCGGGAACGCCATCCCATTGGCATCGCATCACCTGCCCCGCGTTACATGCCGCCGCCCTGTCAAAGGCCCAGCCGTGAGCGGGGGTGTGGTGGCGGCGTACTACAACGAGATTGAACTACCCCTCGCTGAACTTTTGCGCGAGCTGATGTCTGAGGGGCTAATACCCGACGGCGAAGTGGACACTAGGAGTATTGCTGATGTTGATGCGGCTGACTTGCGACGATTTGGGCAATGTCATTTCTTCGCCGGCTCCGGTGGCTGGGCATACGCTGCCCGGCTTGCTGGATGGCGCGACGATGCCCGACTGTGGACCGCTAGCTGCCCCTGCCAGCCATTCAGCGCCGCTGGACTTGGCGTGGGGCTTGCCGACGAAAGGCACCTCTGGCCCTATCTGTTCCGCCTCATCCGCGAGTGCCGCCCTGACCATCTCTTTGGCGAACAGGTTGCAGCAGCGATTGGGCTGCATTGGCTCGACCTGGTACAGGCAGACTTGGAGGGCGAAGGCTACCGCGTCGGGCCGGCCGTACTGGGCGCACACAGCGTCGGCGCTCCCCACCGCAGGCAGCGCCTCTACTTCGGTGCCGACGCCCTCTGGAACCAGCAACCACGGCAGGAACCATGTGGCTGGGCGCCTGGACGAGTGGGGCGGGTCGAGCAATCCTTTCCGTGGAACACCCCTTGGGAGAGTGCATTGTCCCGCCTTCGAGTTCTGGCTGATGGGCTACCCCGAAGCGTGGCCGCGACTGATGCAGCGCGTAACGCCATCGTCCCGCAAGTAGCTGCCGAGTTCATGGCCGCGTACATGGAGGCCGCATGAGCCGCCCCACCCCCAACCCCGGAGAAACCCATGAATGACAAGTTGAAGGCGTTAGCGCAGGTGGCCTACGAAGAATGGTGCAGGCCGCGCATGAGCAACGTGGAGCCTGACCACCCGCAGGATGCGTTCGTAGCCGGCTACTTCGCCGCCCTCGCCTCCGATACGGGCGAGCGTGGGGACGCCGTGGCCTGGCTTTATCGTGCCGGCCCTCAGGTCGAGTGGCAGGTGGCTAGCTGCCAAGAAAGCGCGCAGGAAATGGCCGACACATACCATCGCGCACATTTCCTGCGGGCCGAGGCTATCCCGGTCTACGCCTACCCGCCAACCGCCAAGTTGCATCCGAGTGAAGCCGCCCTCCGCGCCCAGCCTGCGGGCGGTGGGGTCGAGTTGAAGCTTCGCCGCCTGCTGGCCATGCGTGTTGCTGGTGCCATGCTCTACACGGACGACGGCGAACTGTCGGACGGCACCGAGCATCCTGCGATTGACTTCCTGCGGCACTCGCCCGAGGAAATCGAATCGCTGCTGCGCCGCCGCGCTGAATTGAAGGCGGCCATCGCTACGCCGCCCCCGCCCAGCCTGACGGGGTGAGCAAGTGAACCGGCTGCGGCGGATGTTCTGCCACCACCTGTTCCGAGGCTGCGATATGGGCCGGCGCGACGAGTCTGGCAAGCTGGATTGGGCCTGCCACAAGTGCGGCAAGGTCTACCGATTCGACTACGGCCTGCAAGCGAACGATGTTGGAACCATCACCGGCCCGTGGGGCCACCCCACCAAGGAGGCAGACAAATGAGCGTGAGTGACGCGGCAATCGCGCAGGCGTACCGTGAGTTGTTGGCCAGCGGCCATGATGAAGTGTTCCTGTTCCAGATCGAAGACCGCGCCCGCGAAATCGACGCCACCTCCCAAATTGCTACCAATTCGGCGGGGATTGGTAGTTGCCAGCCCGCGCAGGCTGCGGAGGCGGTGCTTGGATTGAAGGTTGCGGCGTGGCGGCAAGAGGCCGAGCGCACCGGAACGAGCATATGGGGCGATGGATACGTCAACGGCATCAAGCGGTGCCTGCGCGATTATGACGCCGCCATCGCCGCCATGCGGGAGAGGGAGTAGGTATGGAAACCCCGTCTAGGTGGCTGCCGGCCTCCGAAGTGGAGGAACTGACCGGGCGCAAGCAACACGCGGCCCAATGTCGCGCCCTGGCCCGCATGGGGATACCCTTCCGGCCTAACGGCGTGGGGCGTCCGCTGGTGGAGGCCAAGGCCGTGGAGGTTCGCCGTGGGAAGGCCGCGTAAGCACAACACGCACCTGCCGCGCCGGATGATGATGCGCCGGGGCGCGTATTACTACGTCTACTCGGGGGAGTGGATGCCGCTGGGCCGTGACTACGGCGAGGCGTTGCGCCTCTGGGCTGAAATGGAGGGTCGTTCGATCGCCAAGGGGCAGACCGTGGCCGATGCGCTGGCGTACTACATCATCGCCAAGACGCCGGAACTGTCACCCCGGACAATGGAAGCCTACCGCGTGAGCCAGACGAAGCTGGGGGCGAAGTTCGGCACGATGCGCCTGGAGGCGTTGCGCCCCGAGGATGTGACACGCTACCTGCGGACGGCATCGGCCAAGGTGAGCGCGAACCGGGACAAGGCGCTGCTGTCTGCCGCCTACAACTACGTCAACGCCGAAGGTTGGCTGTCCACGGTGGGATACAACCCGGCCCGGGTGCCGCGGAACAAGGAACGCGCCCGCAGGCGGTATGTGTCCGATGGGGAATTGCTGGCGCTGATAAAAGCCGCCACGCCCAAGCTGGCCCTGATGATCGAACTGGCCTACATCACCGGCGTCCGGCGCGGTGATCTGCTGCGCATACGGCTTGCTGACCTTCGGGATGATGGGCTGCACGTTGAACAGGGCAAGACGGGCCGCCGCCAGGTGTTCGGGTGGACGGATGGCCTGCGCCGGCTCACGGACGCCGCCAAGGGGCTGCGCCGCACGGTGGGGAGCTTGTGGCTATTCCCGGCCGACCGATCACCCGGCAAGGCTATGTCGGCGCTGGCGCTGCGGACGGCCTGGGAACGCGCCAGGAAGGCCGCAGGGCTGCCGGACGTTCGCTGGCATGACCTACGGCGTAAGGCGGGCTCGGACGCCGCACAGGGCGATGCGCAAGCCCTGATGGGCCACGCAGACGGACGGGTGACGGAGCGCCACTACCGGGCGGCCCCGACCAAGGTCACGCCCCTGCGATAGCGTCCATTACTGCCGGGCCACCACCGGGAAAACCCGGCGAATCCGGGCAGGAAATCGGGCTAATAGTGGACGGGCAACTACCCGGAAACTCCGGATAGTTCATTCAGTTAGGGACACCTAGCGCCCGCAACTGTTAATCAGGGGGTCGTTGGTTCGAGTCCAACTTCGGGCGCCATTTTCAAGGGGTTTCAGCGTGTAGCCTGCCGCGCCCCTGTCCATTACTTTCGGTTCCGTCCAATACTTTTCACCGCCGCCCCGCCTTCACGGCTTCGATCAAGGCGTTCAGTTGCCGGGCGATGGCGTCGGCGTCGGCTCCGGCTCGCAGCACCACTTCTGCATCCGCGACAGAAAGTCCACCTTCGCCGGCTTCAGCAGCTCGGCCGGAATCGGCTGGGGCTTGGGGCATTCCAGCGGAGGCCGGGCAGCGGAGCCGGTCGCGCACCCGGATAGAGCCAGCCCGCAGGCCAGCGACAACACGATCATGGTTTTCATCGGCTTCCTTCTGTTGGGCGAGGAATCGGTCTGCAATGGCCTTGTATTCGGCCCGGTGGCGCTGCTCTATGTTCCGGGCAGCAATGGCGGCTTCCGCACGCTGTAGGGCGTAGCCAGCCTCCATCGCGTCCCATTGCGCTTGTACGCGGCTTTCCCCCACGCCGATGTAGTGGGCGCGCAGATACAGCCCGGACGCCGCCAGCAGCACGACAGCGGCCAGGATGGCCCACACGCGCAGGGGGATTCCCTGGAGGAACAGTCTTGCGGCAATCCAAGTCATAGC